TGGCGTCAACCCCGCCAGCTCGCGGTCGGCAATCCGGTCCTCCACGCTCTGGCCCACGCCATCGGCCTGCTCAATCAGCGCCTGCGCCTCCTGCCGCGCCTTACGCGACCCGTCGATCGACGCCTGCCACGCCTGCTCCAGCGCCTTCTTCAGGTCTTGCGCGCCCTTCAGCTCCACCTGCGCTGTTTCACGCGCCTCGCGGCGGCGCAACTGCTGCAGGTTCTGTGTGGCGGCGGCCAACTGCTGCTGCAGCGCCAGCTCCTGGTCAGCCAGGTCACGCGCCGCCTGCTCTGCCGGGTCAGGGTTATCGCGGCGGGCGCGCTCGGCCTGCCGCTCCAAAAACTCAATCTGCTTCGTCACCCGCACCACATCCTGCAGCAGGCCCGAATCATTCAGCCGCCACCAGCGCGGGTTCGCCAAATCCGTCTGCAGCCGCTCCAGCTCGGCACGCAGCAACGTCAAATTTCCTTCGGTCGAGCGAAACGGGTTAATCGTGCCAAACGTCACCAAGGCATCCAGCAACCCATCCGAGCCGCGAATACCGTCCAGAAACTCCTCGGCCAGCCGGTTCATGGCCGGAATCAACACAAACCCCACCGCCTGCCCAGCGCCTTGCGCCAGCGCCTGCAGCCGTGTCAGGTTGTCATTAAACTCAGCAGCCCGCCGCGCCTGCTCACCCGAAATCGTCCGCCCAAACCGGTCCGACTCTTCCGCCATCTGGCGCAAGCCCTCAGCCCCCCCATTCAGCAACGGCACCAGCCGGGTACCCTCTTCGCCAAACAGTGCCACCGCTGCCGTGGTTTTGGCCACCCCATCGGGCAACGCCGCAAAACGGTCAGCCACCTCGGCAAACAGCACATTCGCGCTCTTCACCCGGCCACTCGCGTCCACCGCCTCCACACCCAGCTCAGCCAGCCGCTTGCCACCCGTGTTGGCATCCAGCGACAGCTTCACCAACGCCTTCGACACATCCTCCAGCGTGGCATTGCTCAAGCTCCCGGCAAACGCCAGGCGCGACAGCTCCTCCACCGTCACACCGGTCGACTGCGCCAGCTTGCCCATCTGGTCAGCCGTGTCTGCGGCCGTCTTCGCCAGCGTCAGCACCCCGCCCAGGCTGGCTGCGGCACTAATGCCCGCCGCCCCCAGGGCACCGGCAGCCAGCGCCTGCACCCGCGTCAAATCCTCAGCCAACCCCTTCAGCGAGCCTCGCGCATTGCTCACCGCACGGGCAAAGCCACGTGGCTCACCCGTAATGTTGACTTTCAATTCAGGCGTGGTCACGTTCAATCACCTTCATGGCCTGCAAATACACCCGGTACGGGTACGTCCACACCTGGGCATGGCCGCGCATTACCAGCACGGCACACGCCCGCTCAATCGACTCGACCGGGCTTAACGCATCAACCTCAGAGCCGCTGCGGCCATCGCGGCTCTGACCCGGAAAAAATGCGGGTTCAGCCGCTTCGCCACCGTCAGCACCGCCTCGAGTTCCGACGCCGTCATCGCATTCAAGTCAGCCAGCGGCGCGCCCATCAGCTCCAGGTCATACAAACTCACCTGGTCAAGGCACAAGTGCCCCACCGCATCGGCGGGCACCAGACCCTGTTCAGCCCGCAGCGCCCAGTCCCGCACCTCCTGCACCGTCAGCTCGCGCAGCGTCACTGCGCGGCCCTCCAGTTCAACCGTGTGCGTCAGCGCCATCACACCGCCTGCTGCAGCTCAAAGAACTGCGACTTGCCCACCCCCGGCACCGTCGCATCCTTCTCCACGGTAAACGTCACCTGCAGCGTGCCAAACTCCTCGCCAATCATCCCCACGTTGGCGGCCACGCCCAGCTTGCAGCGGTACATGCGGGCAATGGTCGGCTTGCCGTCCACATTGTTCACCCCCTCAAACAACACCGACACATTGGGTGCCGAGCCAATCAGCGTCTGCACATCGGTGCTGGCCAGCGGCGTGTAATCCACCGTCACATCCGCACCCTCAATCAGCACACCCGTGGCCGGAGCCGCCACAAACGTCAAGCCGCCGGCCGACACCACGTAGTCCGCCGTGTTCACCACCGTTGCACCCACCCGCACCACCACCGCCACCGCCGTGTTCACAATGCGGTTCAGCGCCACAAAGCGGCCCAGGCGCGCCTTGTGCGCCTCATTGGTAATGGGCGTCGCGGCCAGCGCAGCCGTGGTGCCCCACAGTGCCAGCGCCAGGTTAGCCGCCGTAAAGTGGCGCAAATCCATGCTGCCCGTCACCGACTCAATGCGCGCCACGCTCGCGTCCACCCCGCCCGCCGGGTCGCGGAAGTCCCGCAACTCCTGCCGGTTCTCGGTAAACGAAAACGCAAACGCGCTCGTGTTGCCCACATCCACAAACGCACGGTCACCAAACTGAGTGCCGCTGCCATAGGGCGCCACCTTGACGCGCCCCGAACCAATAAATGCCGTCATGTCAAGCTCCTGCCAGCGCTGCTGCAAACGCCGGAACCACAAAAGAAATAGACACCCGCAACAGGCGCCCGTCAAACGAAGTGCGCTGGCCGTTCTCCAGCCTCGCCACCCTGAAATTCGGCTGCTCCCAGCCCAGCGCCGCCCGCGTGCACGCCAGCAGCGCATCGGCTGCCACCGTGCGGTCAGCCGCACTGGCCCGCTTCACATCCACACACACATGCGCTGTAAACGCCACCCCCACCAGGGCGTGGGCGGCAGCCTCGTCGGCCACCTGCAACCCGTCATACACCACCTGCACGCCCACCCGTGGCGCGGCCTCGCCCGTCCAGTCCAGGTCATCAAACGTACCCACCAGCCGCAACGTCCCCAACTGGGGCCGAAGCCGCTCCATGTAGGCCTGCTCAATCTGCCAGATGTTCATCGCCGCACCACCTCCACCTCGCTCTCCAGACCCGCGCTCAAGCGCCGTGGCGGCTGCGCCACCACCCACTCCACGCCGTCAATCTGAATCACCTCGCCATCAGTCAGCACAAAAGCCGACGGGTAGCGCAGCACCTGCGCCCCCATCGTCACGGCCTCGTACTGCGCATCTGGCTGGGCCAGAAAGGCCGCAAACGTTCCGTTGTCCGACACCACCTCGGCATTCGCCAAGCGGCGGTACACCGCCGCCTGGATCCGTGCCTCGAGTGCGTCAAACCGCGTCACAGTGCGGCCACACCCACGGCATTCAGGCGCACACGCCCGGTGGTTTCACCGGCCCCGCTGCCCACCGCAGCCACCGCTACCCCAATCGGGAAGAACCCCGGTGTGGTGGCCGTGGTGGCCTGCTGGGTCGCGGTGTTCCAGTTAATGCGGGCACCCACCGTCCAGGCCTGCGAACCTACCTTCGGCAGGTCAAACACGCCCTCTACCTTGCCGGTAAACAGCTCACCGGCTGCCGCCGTCACCGTGGCCACCACAGGCAGGTTGCCAATCACATACAGCAAGCCAGACACCACGCCCCCCGCAGGGGCCGTCAGGGTCAGCACATCACCTTCTTGAACAAAATTTCGCATGGCATCACCCCTTCATCAAGCGCCGTTGGCGCGGTACAAACCACGGTGGTCAATGGCTTTGGCGGCAAAATCCAAGCGGCACTTGTATTCCACGCCATCCACACCCCAACCCACCTTGCTCTCAATCTGCGGGCCCTCAGCGCCGTCCAGGTAGCAGTACTCCACCGTGTCCACGGCAGCGCTGTTGGCAGCGCCATACCAGGCGGTGGTCGAGTTGGCATCCAGCAGCGGCTCCACCACCGGCTCCAACTGCGTGCGGCCGCCCGAACGGAACTCGTTAATCGCGCCCGTCGTGGCAGGCACAAACTGGTTGCTGGTCAACTGGTAGGCCGTCTGCTCCAGCGTGGTGGGCACAATCAAAAACGCCGGGGTCACATTCAGCAGCTCGCCATTTAGGCCGCGCTGCTGACGCATGGCGGTACGCATCCCCTGCAGGCTGGTCAACTGCAGCGCCGAACCGGCACCCGTGCCCAGGTTGCCGTTCTGTGCCGAATACAGGCTGGCATTCACCAGCTCGTTGTACACCAGGCTGTTTTCCAGGCGGCGGGCAGCCAGGCCAAACGCCACGGTCAGGCGGTCAAACGCACGCAGGTCGTCATTGATAATGGCCTGACGGGTCAGCGCCACAATGCGGCCATAGGTCACCACGCGCATCTCGGTGCCACCGTCGCGCATCGCGCCGTAGGTGTACTCACCGTGCTCGGGCACCTGCAGCAAATCGGGCGCACCGCTCAACTGCACCACGCTCATGGCCTTAAAGTCCGGCGCGTTGGGCGCACGGCGGGCCCACACCTGGTAGGTGCCCGTGTTCTCTTCGTAGGCATTGCGCAAGCGCTTACCGGCCACGTTGGCAAACAGGCTGGCAAAGTCGCTAGTGGTGTGCATACCGCTCGACGAACGGTGGCTCAACATCGTGTCGGCCAGCTTCAGCTTGTCCATGCCACGGGTGCTCACGCCCTGGGCTTCCAGCCACTCGCGGCCAATCTCCATCAGCGACAGGCCACGGTACTGGCGGCTGTTGTCATCCAGTTTCACACCGGGCATCAGGCGGTGCAAAATCGCCTGCTCCACGCCAGCCATGCGCGTCTCAAACGCATCACGCACCGTCTCCACGCGCACCACATTGCGGTGGCCACCGGCAGCCGCATCGTTGCGTGCCAGCGTCTCCAGAATCTTGGCGCGGGCTGCACCCACATCGGCCCCCGAGCGAATCAACTCAGGTGCCAGGTCGGCCACATGGTGGCGGGCGCACAGCTCGGCAATCTCAGCCGTGCGTGCAATCACATCAGCCGCCACAGGGGCAGCCATAGCGGGCGCTGGTTGCTGCCCGCCGTTTTGGACATCATCATCCATCGCGGTTTCCTTTCGTTGGGCAGTCGCCCGGGTTACAAACTCACACGGCTCACCATGGCCCTGTGAAGGCTTCGAGCGCACGCTGCTGCCAGCGTCCGCAGGAACAGGTACAAACGAAATCTCGGCCGGCGTCCAACGCTCAGCCCGGTACAGCGGCACCGTGCCGCCATCCTCACGCTCCTCGGCACGCACCACGGCATAACGCTGCACCGTGTACCCCGCCGAGATGTGCCGAATAATTCCGGCCTCAATGTCACTCACCAAGCCAGCCACATCCTCACGCTGGCTCAAGCGCACCGTGGCGCGGCCCTCGTTGCCCTCCAGCCAGGCACGCTCCACCACGCCAATCACATTGGTCAAGTCCCACTGGCTGTGCGTGTTCAGCACACTCGCCCCGCCATTCAGCCGGGCCAAGTCCACCGCCTCGGGCGACACCACCAACTCTTCGTCGTAGTACCGCTCATTCCAGTAGTCATACCGGCGCACCTTCGCGCCCGTGGTCCACACCACATCCACGGTGCGCGCCTCCGCGTTAAAGGTCGACGGCACCAACTCCATCGCCCGCACCATCGGCGGCATCACATTCGTCTGAATTTCGTCTTTGTCCATACATCCATCTTTCAGCGTCTTCTGTGACAAATCAGGCCAAGGCTGTCACGATTTACGAATCCCCCGCCGCATCCGGCGCAGGCGTTACCACCGCCGCATTGCCCGACTTCATGGCCAACAGCAGCCGCAGCACCCCCGTGCTCTCCAGCCGCTTCATGTCCTGCTCAATTTCCTCAAACACCAGATCGGGCTTGTAGCCACGGCGGCGCAGCTTCTCGCTGATCGAGCTCAAGCCCCCGGCAATCTCTGCGTTGTCGGCATTCACCTCCTGCAGCGGGTTCACGTAGTCCCACTTCGGCGTCGACCAGTCCACCGCATACTCACGGCGCGGCAGCACCCCGGCCAGCACGGCGGTGTCAATAAACTCGCGCCAAATGCGCGTCATGTGCGGAATCAGCTCCAGCCACTGCTCCTGCTCCACCGACCGCCTAAAGTCAATCAGCGCCACCCGGGCCGAACTGAAGTTCACCCCCGTCATGTCGCCGGTCATCATTTCGTAGGTCACCTGCATGCCAGCGGCAATCAGGTGCAACTGGTGCTTCACGTAGGCCTCATAGCCCGGGGCCACCTTCGGCTCCACCAGCGTCAGGTTCACCCCCGCAGGCACCGTCGTCACCCCGCCCGATGGCAACTCACCCAGCGAACCCGCCGCCTGCGTCTGCCCCACGTCGGGTGCCGCCATCTGCGACACATCGCCCGACGCCAGCACACCCAGCCGCGTCTCCAGGTTCTTGCGCGCCAGCTCGGCATCCTCATACGTCTGCAAATCACGCACCCGCGCAATCACCGACGCCAGCGTCGACACCCCACGCCGCGCCCCTGGCCGCTTCGCCTTGAACACATGCACAATGCGGTTCGCAGGCACCGGCACCGACGCCCGCAACCCCCGCACCGTCTTAATGTCGCCCGGGTGCTCGTTAAACAGCCAGTACGCCGTCACCCGGCCAATCGGGTCATACTCAATGCCGTTCACTACGGTATTGCCGCCCACCGTGCCGTTCTTGCTGCTGTCCAGGTAATCCACCTCCAGCACCTGCAACTGCAACGGCACCGGCAAGCCATCGGCCATCGAGCGCGGCCGCAACCGAATCAGCACCTCG